CCCTCAAGAAGTTCTTTCTTGAATGAGTTGCATAGTCCTTGCGTGATCGCCATAAAAACTCCTAGCCTCGCGGCGAAAGAATACGGTCGCTGCGATACTCATCGGTTGTCGTGCGGCCCTCTGTCTGTGCCTTGAGTGGAGCCATTGCTTCGTTGTATCTGTCTCTGTACAGCGTGATTATATCTGCGTCACCTTTCATGTAGGTGTACGCTTCAATCAAGCTGCCATACAGAATAGCCTCTTCGGCAAATGTGCCGAGCCATGACGTGCCTGCCGTAACAATTGTCTCAGGCAGATAGTAGTAATAAATCTCTGTGTCGTAGCTTGCGTCTGGCGTGGGTCCGATCAGCATGGTGTCGGAGTCATAGACGGCGAAGTACTTGGGTCGCCCAGTTGCAGTGTCGTCTGGGTACGCCTGACGAACAAACCCCGGCTCACGAACCAATAGGTTTTCCCATGACCCCGACACATCAATCTGAATATGTGACGGCACAAGAAAATCTGTGGGTAGCGACAAAAATTTATTTCCAAGTGTCATTTGTCCCATCTGACACCTGTAATTCACAGGAAGATTTACGGTTCGGTAGATCCTGTTTTCTGCAATCTTAACAAAATTCGGGACATTTCTAACAAACGATGCTTCATCGTTTTCACAGTAATCCTGAATCGTCTGGTTTAGTTCTGAGTAGTTCATGTAATCACCACGCTAACCATGCCAGACCCACTGAAAGCTACAAGATTGCCGTAGGACCCAGCGTTGCCGTTTCCTACTGGATTGAAAGCAGACAGCTTCCTGCTCTCGTCTTGAGCCGTGTCAGGTCTAGGATTTTCCAATGCCTGTGGGTCCGTGTAGTCTCCCATCTTGCCCAGAAAATTCTGAGGATGGTCTGAGTCCCAAACATCCTTACCTACCATAAGCCCTGTCTTGACGCCTGCTACATACTCTGGCTTCAAGTCAGACAGTTTGTACCGAAACCCAGTCCGATCACAAAAACCGTAAGCGTACTTTCCCTCTGTAACCCTAGACACGATACCCTCCCGGTACGAGACGCAAGGACGACCTGTCGCGGTCCTGAGACTGGGCTAGGTCCCACTGGGTCTCATACTCCGCCTTGAGCATTGGAGAACGTTGCAGGGCCTCTGTGTACTTCATGGAGATCTGGTACGCCAGACCCGCTACAAGACACGGCAAGAACCTAAACGGCGTGTCTGCGGTTAATTCGCCCGAAGTTCCTACATCTTCGATGCGGCGCATCCTCTGATATACAAACGTGTAGTCCTGATCGGGCACCGGCCAGAGGTACGCCACTGGCGCATCTTTTTGTTTGTCTACAAAGATATTTACAGGGCGGCCCGTAGAGTTTTTGTTGGGCAGGTTTGAATATTGAGAGACACTAATGCGAGACAGGCTTAGATCGTTTTGCGTAGCACCCGAACCCGTGCGAATCCAGTATTCGATTAAGTCTACCGTGTCTGCTGGCAAAGTGACTGTTGCCACGCCATCTGTTGCTGTTGCTGTGCCCTGTTCAACGGTCCAGAAATTTGTTCCACGATTGGCCCATTCAATCGTGAGCAAGTTAAGAGATCGTATAGCGGTCTTCATGTCGTAGCCAGTTCGTAGCTTCAGGCCACAACGATCAAACGCTTCTTCTACGATCTCCGTAATATCTAGGTCGAATATCGACGTTCCTGACGTAGCCATAATTATTCCTAGACGATGATAAACGTATCACCAGAAACTGAAGCCGTTGCGATACCATCAATGTAGCTAATAACGCCACTCGCGTTAGTGTAATCGGTAATGATGGCAGCACATCCCTGTGCTGTTCCAGCGGTAAAGACAATTGTTCTGCCAATTAGTTCATCATCTTCAAACCCAGTCAAGTCGGACTCGCTTGATGTTGTTGTTGGAGTCCCGCTTACTGTTCCAGTAAGGATGCCAGCAGCAGAAGCCTTCAGCTTCTGTTCTTCCAGTGTTTCAATTGTAAACTCTGCAACCCATGCTTCAATTGTTTGACCATCAACAGTTGCTGTTGGCGTAAAACCAACAATGTATTTCTCTCCTAACCCCCAAAAAGATGCAGGATTACTTGTCATATCTATTGTGAGTACATGTAAGCCTGTGGTTGTATTCAAGCCTTCGGTAAAGCTATATCCGGTTGTGTCAGCGCGAGCAACGTTGTCCTTGTAAACCTCAAAGTCTGCAATGACTGGCGTTGCACTAAACCCAATGGTACCACCAGAAGCTGTGTTTGTGCTAATAGGTATGTACAAGGTGGACCCAAAGTCCACGGTTCCCAAATGAATCATTCTACAATCCTGTCGGCTGCAACACAGACCAGTACATAACAATAGGCTTGGTAGGAACTACCCACGCGCTAGTGTTTTTCGTTGGTACGTGCATGACACCATGCGTTGTTGATGAAGAAAAATTTGCAAGGGTTGTTGTAAATCCCCATGTGTTTTCTACCGAACTTTCACCGACCGTGTACTTATAGTTTACGTTTTGTATAGACAACACATCACCAATCAATTCCATCTTTATTCTTTGGTATGGAGTATTGCCACCGCTTTTGAATGAAGATGCTATTTGTGTGTCTACTCCAGCAAGAACTTGATGAAGTACACCAGAAGTACCGCTTACCCAAAAATAATAATAATTGTCTGCATCAACATATCTAATGACACACCCAGCTCGTGCTTCTACCAAGCCGTCACCCGTTATGTCCACAACAGTGTCTATTAAAATACCTGTTTCTACGTGATCGAACACTGCTATATATCTATCATTAACTCTTTCGTCAACATTAACGGTTGCCTGTATGTCACCAGACTGGTAACCGAAGTTTGTGCTTATCCGAAAATTGTCTGCGTCGAGCACGGTTACTGCAAACTGCTTGTCGTAACTGGGGAGTGGTGACCCTCCCGGAAACTCAATTGTATTACTAAGCGTGACGTAATCGTTAGTAACAAATCCGTGACCTGCAACATTGAAATCGTGTTGCGCGTACACAAGGAAGGGGTTTGTGCCAGAAAGCACTCCTATTGCGCCAACAAACGGGCCGGTTCTTGGCTGAACGGATATTGTTTCACCGTTCTTACCTACATACCCGTTTCCGCCAAGGGTAAGAGTCTCAGTCTGCCATGTCGGACTGGAGCCATCATGTGAATAAGTTAATTCTTCTCCACTAATGCTATCTGAGTTGCCTTCAAAAGAATGGAAAAACAGGAGCTTGTTCCCATAACTCAAGTACGGTAGAGCTGTAGACTTTGCTGCGTTAAGTGCAAACGTACCTCTTATATCAAGCTCTTTTTGCTGCAAGGCTTCCCATAACTCAGTCACTCTGGTTTGATCGGCAACATAGTCTGCTACCCATGTCATGTTTTGGAATTTTGCATCCCCAAAACTGCCGGTGTTGGGCACAAACACTATCCCAAAGGAGTCGTTAGCAAACGGAGCAAGGGTCCACCCAGTATCTGTGCCTACCACCTCTCCGGCTGAGTACATTACGACATTCCCCAAAGCATCTACCGTGCAGACGAGCATGTTTACAAAGCCATCAATGTTGGCTAGTAGATGCGCGTTTGGGCCACCACCCGCTTTGGTTGGGTTTAGTAGGCCCCCGTTGGTATCTTGGAACGTAAACGATCCGTCAGTGATAACGCAGTATAAACCATTCTCGCCAGAACCGTTTACGAATAACGGGTTAATGTTTTCGTTCCATCGGTTATAAACGAGAATGTATGTTCCCGGACCCCTTGGGTTTAAAGTGGATACATATGGAGACATGCTTACAGTAGGTATTCGCATGTCAATTGAACCACCACCATTGTCACTTGAGTTCAGGCTGGCCGTGTACAAGCCGCTAAACGGCTGCCTTCCCAGTTGAGTCGAACCCTCTGGGGTCAAGCCTTCGTTAGTGTACTGAGCGTTTATGCCATTGCCACTATAGTCTACAGCTACAGAACTTCCTGTCGGCTCCTGAAACCTGTAAGAGTACCCATCGTACCCTTGGTTAAAGATTTCGTTGATAATGTCAGTAAACTCTGGTACACCTGCACCTCTATGGACATAGTTCATAAAGCTTGGCGTAGGCCCAACTAAAGAGCCCCACAAGTTTACTGGCTTTGTTGGCATTACACGTACTTTTTATCTACAACAAGCATAACAAAGTAGCGATCACCCAAAGCTGCTCCGGTCGTCGTAAAACTGACATCGCCAGTGACACCGGCACCCGCATTATTTGTGAGTGGCCCAACGTCTCGAAAGTCAAACACTCCTTGACTGTTTAGGCTCAAGCACAGTGCGTCTACTGTAGCATCCCACAACACATCTACACTCATGCCCGACAAATCGTAGTAGATCCGACTAATAGCAACACTTGTGCATGGGCGATTAGTGCGACTTTCCGCTTGCAAGGTTGACACATCAATCTTAACGACAGCGGCTTCTCCGGTGCCATCAGAAATGTTGGTAAACTTGAAGACGGCTTGCCGGTCTCCATCGTGAATCTTTTGAGTAGTTACCGCGTCAGCCATTTTTCACCTTCAGTTAATATTTTTTACGCATTACAAGTGTGACAGAGTACGACGATCCCGCCGATGCTCCATTTGTACTAAATAGAATGTTGCCCGTCTTTCCGGCACCCGCGTTGTTTGTAAGCGGACCCACTGCCCGGAAGTCCCAATCAATGCCAGAATCGTCACTGATGGACAAACAGTGCTCTGGTGACGTAGCATCCCACAAAATATCTACATCTACACCAGATGTAATTGCTTTAATCTGCTCAATGTAGACTTCTCTTACTGGCCTGCCAGTTCCCTCTTCTGGCGAAAGCTGTGATACATCGACCTTGAGTGCGTCAGTCTCATCGGCACTAAGTGTATTTGATATTGTAACTACTGTTCTTGTGCCAAAATCAATTGATGTGAGGGGGTTTTCTTCGACAGCGGAGGTGCCGTAGACCTTATGCCCCCCATCTGCGAAGGCGTATTGTGCCCACGACGTTCCGTAGTCAGTCGAGTACCCGCCGTTTGTAGCGTTCTCTGGCTCTCCGTCAGTAACCCAAGCCATGAGATTGTTGGAATCACCTACAAAGTCGCCCTGCTCCTCCGCAACAATCGTGTAAAACGTATTTGGGCTTGGGGTGAATGGAAGTGCAAACCAATAATCAGCCGCGAAACTTTCACCCCCTCCTGTCACTGTAGACATATCGTAGGTAGAAGTTACCGCCAAGTCCGCGCCTGTGGGTTTGTAAATATCTGGCACGGCTCCAGTAGTTGTAGAGGCGCGGATAGAAACTTTGAATGTTCCGGTAGGCGTGCCTTTTCTGTAGAGTCTCAGGCAAACGCCCGAGATGCTGTCCGCACTCCCGCTGTTGAACGTAGTGAACACCGATGTAAATCCGTCACCAACAGGAGAAGCTGAAGTATCTGCAGCGGGCACAAATTCAGACAGCTTCGTGCCCGTGGCGTTGGTGCAGGAGACCACGGGATCGCCGATACCGCTGCCGTACACGCGCATCAACAAATCACGATTCGACACGGCAGTGTACCCGGCACCAGTGTCGTAGAACAAGTTGCCCGAGCTAGACCCTGCTAGCTCCGAATCGGCCCAGACGTTGACATAGTTGGTCCCATCCCCGGTCACGCCGGTTAGATCGAACTCTACCGTGTAGTATGTCCCCAGCGGCCCCGTGATCGGGGTGATGAGTGGGAAAAAGAACCTGTCAGTTGGCAAGCTCGTTGATGTGAGGGTTGACACATCGTAACTGCGGCTCGACGCCAGCGCGGCTCCTGTAGGCTCTCCAGTGGAACCGAACGTGCCCGTATGGGCCTTGACTGACAGGTTGATGGTTCCAGTTGGCGCGCCTACCTTAGACAGAGCAAAACAGAAACCAGAAATTTCGAGCATGCCCGCCGAAGCGAAGGTCTGGCCAACCTTGTCGTAGGTGACACTGGAATAGACCGACACCGAGCCCGTCTCGTCCAAGGACTGCAACAACGCACCCGTGGCGGTGGTGCAATCTTCGACTGATGCGGGGCTGCCGTTCACTGAATAGACGGTGAACTGCATATCCGTAGTCTGAGCCGTACCGGACGCCGCCGTGATCTGGCTGGCGTACCTGTCTTCGTTGAGCGGTGCGCTGTTCACGGGGAGGACTTGCACACCGCCAGAATAGGTCGAAGTGGTGTTGCTCCTCCAGCTAAGAGAGCTTCCGCCGCCGCTGAAGACATCGTATGGCTCCAGCAGGAATACATACTTCGTGCTCGCGGCTGGCGTCCATCCCGACAGCGGGAAGTAGTAGTCCGTTATGGTAGTGAGCCCGTCCACAGCATAGAACGGAGATGCGACTAGAGACGCTCCTGTGGGCAGGTCGCTCGACTCCGCGTATACCGCTACCCGTACCAGCCCAACGGGCGCAACACCGGACTTGCTCAGTTGCAGCCGAATGCCAGTCAGCGCACTAGGACTGGATGGTGATGTCCATGACTGCCCTGTCCATGCGAAGCTAGTCGTACTGCCTCCAGTGTTCGTGGAAGTGTTCTCAGCATCCGCCGAGCCACTGACAGCCGACGTTACGAGGTCGATTCCTCGGTATGTCAGGATTGATCCGAACATCTTAGAGAATCACGAAGGTGTCGGCGTTTGCTGGCGCGGTTGTCACGGTAGTGAACGTGATGAGCCCACTTGCGCCTGAATAGTCGGTGATCCGAGCCATCTGCCCATCGGCAGTGCCGCCTGTAAACACCACCGTTCGACCGATCAACTCGTCGTCAACGTAGCCTGTGAGGTCTGAGGTAGCCTGAGTCGTGGAGAGTGTGCCCGTGACCGCCGCGCCTGCGATCACCACTTTAGCGAACGAGTCCAGCTTGCTCGCTGCCACAATGTCGCCTGAGATCGCGACCGCGTTCGTGTCTACATAACCGACGCGCCAAAGCTTGTCGCCAGACTCAACGGCAGCACTCATCGCACCACCCGCAGGCCACGCTTCAACAGTCGCGAGCAGCCCCGGCGCGGTGTTGCTCTGGATGCGGAAGTACTCAAGCTCGCTCGTTCCTGAGCCGCCGCTATTCTGGCGGAGCCAGAGTTCCCCGGCCTGAGCGTTAGCTGCGGTCTGTGCATCTACGAAGTCGGCCATGTTCACGACAGTGGTGCTGTTGCTCGTCGTGGTCGTGACCGTGTCCGTGATGAATGTGGCTTCCGTGAACGTGCGAACTGCGCTTGCGCTTGCGCCCTCAAGCTCAATAACGCCGCCGATCACGATCATGTCAGTGAACGTGCCGCCGTATTCGATATAGTCTACACCGCTCGCGACCGCAGCATCCGGCAGATCTAGGCGACCCACCCCGTCTTGGACATGGACAAGCCCGCCGTCAGTGTGGGCACCCGTGACCGTCTGAGTGGCCTCTGTGATCGTGGTCACTGCGCCTGTGGCACCGCGCCTGTACCAAAAGTCCACGCCCGCAGTGTTGAATGCGTAGCCCGTCTCCGGGGTGCCATCCGTCGAGTCGATGACCTTAAACGTCACGGATACGTCTGTCGCTCCGTGCTGGACTTTCTTGTAAAACGACATTGTAAATTACCCGTGTTGCTGAAGAATTGTTGATGTTCCTGCTGCTGCTGCTAGCTGTGCCCAAGTGGAGATAATGATTGCTGGGTTCGCTAAGGTGCTGGTGCTTGTGACTGTCGCGGTGAACTCACCAGCAGCCTCGTTCAGGTCGTAAGCGTACATCTGCATGGCATCGCCACCACCAATGTCATAAAACGCGGCTACATCCAGCGTGGAAGAGCTAAACACCTCCCCGTTACGACTGTGCCCCAAGAGAAGTACCAGATCATTCGTCGTCGCGACCGTAATATCCCCGCCCTTTGTGGCGCTTGATCCTGCGCCTCCGTCACCAACGAGCAAGTCGGATTCCGTGGTCTGTGCGAGGCCGTCAAAGCAGAGTACGGTGCTGGCGTCACTCGTGGAGCCCGTAATGCTACTTGCGTCGAACGTGTTCGCGCCGTTGGCGGGCAGGTCGGCTTCAAGGATGTAAAAAACGTAGGCTGAGGTTGTATACCCTGTGTTCTCGTGCGAGCCCAGCAGGGTCATCGCTTGCCCACCGTAGGTCACCCCTGTCGGCGTGGCGTCGATCGCAGTCTCTGAGCCGTACAGGCCGAACACGATGCGGTTACCGCTGCCCGCAGCGAGTGTGTGCGAGACAGTGTTGGCCTGGCTCTGCGCGATACTACCAACTAACGAAGGCATCTAGGTCACCATCCGGGGTCCGATGTGTACACTTTCACGTAGCCCCACCACAAGTACATCGCGACACCATCGTTGTAGGTCGTTGGTCCGTCGTTCTGGGTTTTGCCTAGCGCAATCGAGCGGATGTAGTCTTGAGGTCCGTCGCCACCCAGTGTGTCCGTCGCGTTGGTTATCCCCGTTTCAGCATAAAGGCTATCGCTGTTCAGCCAGTATTCCTGTACACCGTTCTCGCCTGTGTTCGCGGGCACCGAGTGCTTCCAGTGCATCCGTAGTATGTGCCACTCGCCACTTTGCCATATCGAGTTTGCCAAAGATCCAAGGTTGACCTCATCGTTAAGCGGGAAGCCCGTGCCGCCCGCGAAGTTGATCCCAGCCGCCCGACCACCTAGCTGTGGGTTGGCTTGGGAAACGGCTCCGACTTTGTACTGCCACCGATATGTGTCGCCTCTCGCGGTTAGACCGAATATGAGTTTGTGGTCGCCGGGACTGCACTCAGGGGCCCCGCAGTTCGTTGTGAAGTCAGTGGAATACCTTACCGGAATTTCGATCCACACATCTGTCTGGTCTGCTGGAAAGTTCGCCAAGATCCTTGTGATGCTGACGGCTGCGGAGGAATCTGTACGGGCGAAAGCATATCTGAGTGAGTGCCTGCGTCCGTTGTAGCCGCGCGTTGTGTCGATAATCGCGGGATCTGGCGCGACCCCTCCGTTGACAATCTCGGCGACGTTCCAGACCGACGTGGTCGTGTCCATCTGCGCGATTGTCTCGTAGCCCTCGAAGTCCACATTAAGGTACGGCGAGCCTAACGTCTCCAGCGTTTCCCTCATGCTGAACGTGGCCGAGTCGCTCCACGCGGACCACACGCCGTCACCTTTGTACCGGATACGCGCCTTGGCGGTATCGCCAGCCGTTAACGCTATGTCGGTGTACGGCGGGAGCGTGTCACGCTCAAGCGCACTAGATGTAGAGTCTGTAAACGCAGGGCTTGTCCAGTCACCGTTCAGGCTGTCGATCTGTACCTGAGTCGAGTCATGGGTACCACCGCCGACATACGGAGTCCCGAGCCAGTACAGGCTGTCGGCTGTCGCGGCAAAGATCACAACGTCTACGGTCGGCGTGTTCGGTGTTATGCCCGAGGTCATCGTGAACTGGACGCTATCGGACCACGCGGACCAGCCGCCTTCGCGACCGTAGTAGCGGATGCGGGCCTTCGCGACTGCGCCAGAGTCTAGTTGCGCCTTGACTGTCAGGGGCGGCACCGTGTCGCGCTCAAGTGCTATGGTCACGCTGTCGGTGTAGACCGGGGAAGTCCAGTCACTCGTTCCAATCGTGTCGATCTGTACCTGTGTGCTGTCGTGCGTGTCGCCGGGGTCGGCGCTGAACGCGGAGCCAAGCCAAAAGAGGCTGTCGCCAGTTGCGGCAAACACTGTGACATCGACCGTAGGTGTGCTAGGTGCGCTAAATGCCGGTGCCGTAGTATCTGGCTGGGTCGTGACACCACCCCCGATACCAGCGATCCCGCCGAAGCCGAAGCCATACGCAAGCGCACCAAACGCGAGGGCGCTCGCGGTCAGCGGGACAAGGCTGCTGCTCTTGCCCTTGCTGATGCTGCCATCTGGCCGTTCTTCAAGCCATTCGGCTAGCGCAGTAGTAGCTCTAAGCGCGGGAACGACACAGACGCCAACAAACAAAGTCCAGCCTAGTAGTGGGATTGCTGTCATCATTTACGTGTCACCCTTTCCCATGCACGATCAACAGCGCCATAACTAGACTCAGCAATCTTAACGGCTACCGCTGCTGCGATAGCAGTTTTTGTGGTTGCCACAATAAACTTTGCGCTTGAGTTGATTAGTCCTGTCATGGTCTAATGTTTGCCCCTACTTCAAATGCAGCAGTTTGAGAAGTGCCGCTAGCCCCAGCACCGTTATCAATATAAGCAGCAACCTGATAGGTACCAGTCTGAGTAAACGTGCTCACGTCACTTTGTGCTTCAATAAAGCCATCTGTCCCTGTCCCGTTCCCAACTGGAGCTGGAGAAAAGATTACATCTCCACCAGTAAATTGCTGAATGGTTTCGTCTGGCCTCAAGACTACGATTTCTTTTGTTCCGACTGAGACATCTGCGGGCCTTAATTCTCCTGTAAGAGCATCCCTATCAAGGACTTGCAGAATTATTCTAAAGCCTACCTGTCCTACGGTCGCATCGTATCTACTCATATTTCCACTCGCTTCACCGCATTGCCGGGACGCGCTGCTTGGGATTTTAGGTTTGTTTTAAGCTGTGGTAAAAATATTTTTTCCGTAAGATTTTTTACTTTCTTGATGGTTGCGTTGTTTCTTACAACTACCATCGCTTTCGGTGTCAGGCTCACGGCTTATTTAATCGCATCAAAACATTACTGTTTAATATAACCCTTCTCAAGAAAACAATCCTGCTTGCAATAACTTCAATAAAGGATCTGCCATAGCCGTAACAAGCGATCAATCCAGACCCATTACCGCGGCCATAGCCGTATGTTGGTATCACTGAAGCCTCTCTCTCCGGTCAACACCCTCACCTCTGTACTGCTGGGAGCCTGCGGTATCTTCATATATAATGCTGGATACCAACGGTGTTACTCCGTCGTCGTCATAAATCGTTAGTGTGCCTGCTGCCGGGTCTGTCACAAGTTTGTTGCGTGTGATTTTTTCGATCAGCGTCAGGCGGCGGGCATCGACCAGCTCGTCCACGACTGTCGCACCGACAGAGCTGTCGAGCAGCTTACCAATACCACGCGCCACTATGGTGCCGTTGGTCACGGTCGCGTCGAGGATTAGCTGGCCGCTTGCCATGTCTACCGACACTGATGACGCGCCGGTTTTGTTCCGTAGCGTCAGACCGCCATGATAGCCGCGCACAGAGAGCCCTCCCGCCGCGCCGCCCATGTCGATGACGGGTGTCGCCGTACCCGGTACACCGGACCAGCAGTCGATGACCTTGGCGACTGCGGCCACGTTTCCGGCCAGCGTGATTGTGCCAAGCAGTGTACAGGCTTCAAGATTGCCGTTGCGTAGCTCGACATCCTCTGCCGTGCAGTGAACGAGTGTAGACTCATTGTCCAGCACACCCGTCACGTAGCAGTCGCGGATAATGCACTCCTCTAGTGTGGCGTCTTGGTCAATCGACACCGTGGTCAGCCGCCGCCCCTCACCGACGATATGGAAGCCGGTCAGGTTCGCGCTTGCCGGTATCGTGAAGTCGCTGACCAGATGCAGCCTCGTGATGTTGTGGAGGTTAGCAATGGTCACAGCGTCATCGAAATTGTTGACTGGGTACAGCATCGTGCCCTGCGGGTAGCGCGTACCAGCGGTACCGTTCACCGCGTCGATATGGACCGCGCCGTCGAAGCTCATATCCTGCTGAAAAGCACCATCGACTAGATCGTTGACAATCGTGACATTCGGGCCAGAGTTGTCGATCAGCTTCCCGACGCCACGGATGTAGATGGTACAAGCACCCGTGACAGTCGAATCTAGCTCAAGCGTACCGGCCACCATGTCGATGCTCATGTTCTTAGTGCCGGTCTTGTTCACGATCTTCATCTCGCCCGTAAACTGGCGAGCTGCCACCATTGAGTCACCGTTGCAGTCGATAACTGCGGGTGCTCCCACGTCGAAGGCGTCAACCGCCGAGCACTTGTTTAACATCATGATGCCCGCACCGTTGCCTCGCACGGAGTAGCTCAGACCGGGATATAGGTCAGCACGTAAGACACACTGCTCTGCGTGGCCTGCGAAGTTGTCCACGCCCTTCATGGCGACTGACGTGATGTAAGTGCCACCGGATAGCGGACCCGTGAGCAGCATATTCCGATACTCGCCACCGGCTACTGTCGCGAGCCCCGAGTCGGGGATAATGAGGTGCGTTGTTCTGGGCGACCGACCGACCCAAAGCATATTGGTGTGATCGGGTCCGACATCGACCGTCACGTTGTCGGTGATCCGAATCGTGTCTAGACCTTTCTCATCTGCGATGGATTGAGCATCGGTCGTGTTATTAACCGGCGACCGTGATGTGCCGATAGGGTAAGCCGTGCCAGCCGACCCCGTAGCCACGTTCATCCATACGCTCGACTCCGCATAGGATGAAAATTGGATTGCCTCACTGTCTAGCGAGGTGGCAGACGATGCGCTGGTCTTAATTAAGAACCTCCCGAAACTACTGAACAGAGGTTCGATGTTAGAGCCGAGAGAGTCCACTGCGACGAAGTTGCCGCCGTCCAGTTTGAATTGATCTACCTCCCAGACTTTGTAGGCGTCACTGACATCAAACGTGTTCCCGGTGCCGTCTCGTAGTCCACGGGTCGTCAGTTGCGTCTCACTGTCAACGCTAAGGATCTCGCTCACGCCCTGATCGCTGAAATTGATCACCCAATCTCCACGCACGACACCATCTGCAATAAATGTTGCACCTGAGTCGATCAGGGTAATACCAGTAGTGTCCCCTGTGGTAACAGTGCCCGTAGTACGAGGTGATGTCGCGGCAGGTGCATACTGTACATTGTTTAGGGTTGTGGTTAGGCCGACGAACACGCCGCCACCCAAGTCCTCACCACCAGTCGACGATACTAAGTCGGGAAACTCACTACCCGAAATTGAGTCTTGAATCCCCGTGAGGGTATCGTGACTGTCTTGAGCCGTGATCTCATTAGATCCCGGTTCAATCTCCGCTAATCGTGGGTCCAGATTATAGCGGACGCTTACATCATCTCGTACCGCCATCGTCTCTGACCACCTCTATGCGGATGTTAGCTTCGGCTTCAGCCTTCTGCTCTTCTGCTCTCTTGATGTCGGCCAGCATGATGCGGTAGTCCGCGATAGTGCTCTCTTCGCGTTCTATCGCCTGTTCGAGAACCACGATGTTGTGTCGTGCTCGTTCTATGCCATGCTTCAGGCCGTCTGCTGAGTAGCCGCTCATTAGGTGTGAATCGTGTCCTCGTTGCGGATGGTCGCCACGTTCCGGTCTGTGCCGGTCGTAGCATCGTCGGTCACGAACCGCTTGATCTTGGTCGCATTCCGCGTGTTGCTGACCTTCACTCGGTAGTCGATTTGCGAGACATAGACGATGCTAACCGATGAGCTGCTGCTCGTTGCGAACTCGTCAATGAGGCTCACGTAGATATCATCAGCCGTATCAATCGCGACCGGACAAGTATTGATCTCAATAGTGTCCGTGCTGCTCTGTCCGGTAATCGCTGGGCTGATTTGCAGCGTGTTCGCGTCATCGACTGTCGTGACGTAGCTCACCGCGTTCTGCGTCACGTTGAGGACAAGATCGCCACGCTTGGCGTTAGTGAAAGGCGAGCCGGTTGCTACCACCGTGTCGGTATCCGTCGCCGCATCAAGCGTGATGCTTTCGATGGACGCCAGTGCAAAGGTTGATGTCGCCCAGCTTGAGAACCGCAGCCGATAGTGCTTGTCGTTATCTGACGCATCGCGGAGGTTGAGGACGCCGCCCGTGCTCTTACCGGGAGTGTCTGCCGTGATTGCGGTATCCACGACCAACGTGTTTGCACCCTGCGCCTCTCCACCTGAAGCGCTGTACTCCTCTTTGTCGATCGCGAGCCCTGCACCGAGCAGACGATGGCTGACGACATAATCGTCCGTAGCCGTCGTCTCGTCTGTTCCGACGAGGTTAGAGACTGACAGCGAAATGGCGATGGGTCGCTGCTTTGTATCGCCGGGGGCGTCGATTAGCTGGAAATCGTTTTCATTGCTGGACAGATAATCCGTGAGCAAGACACCACGAGCACCGAAGAAACGACCACCAGCAAGCGCCCCAAAGGGAGATTGCTTATTGGCGTTGAACGTGACCGCTGCGGTGTCAGGAGTAAACGTGCCACCCACGTCATTATCTGTGACCACGTTGGCTGTGTTGAACGTGCCTCGCGTGTCCCGCAGCAGCAGCACCTTGTTGATCGTGTCGTGACTGACGACGATGCCTGTTGCGCCAGATGTCGCCTGCGTGACATCACTACCCTCCGAGACGGTTCCCGTGACCGTGCCACTGTATGCGAGGTAAACGGTCGGCCCGACGTACTGCTCGCCCTCAATGCCGTCCGTGGCGGTTGTCCCTGTCTCGCCGTTTCGCGTGACGTGTTGTAGCCACTCATAGACTTCGGTCAGCGGGTTCTGGTTGCAGTCAATCGTGATGCCGTAGAACTCCGACGTTCCATCGTCGTCGATGTCTGCGGTCGTGTTTGCGTGAGTAATCGTAGGAAAGCTGTTCGACGTAAACCACGTTGCGAGCGCTGGTCCTTGGTCGGTAGGTGCGGAGCTTCCTGTCGCCGCACCTGTGTCATCATTGTTGGTGATCGCGCCGCCGTCGAAGTCCGTCTGCGGATCTCCGATGATGTAGTAGTGCAGCGTTCGTGTCGGAGACGAGCCCGTGATGAGTGTGATGATTCCACGCGCACCGCTAGAGTCGTCCTGAATCTCGTCACCCACCGTGAAGTTTCCGCTGTCACCGGACAGCGTGATCGACCTATATCCAGTCGTGTGGTTCAGGTCATCAGCAGCCGAGAGCGGTACGGGGTTTCGGCCACCGGAGGTTGTCGATGTCGCAACCTCAAAGCTGTCGTAAAGCGTGTTTCCTTTGCGCGAGAACGCCGTGATGCGTCCTTCGTCAATGATGGGGTTTGACGCGGCAGTGAAGTCGCGGATGTAGATGAGACGGTCGAACGATCCTTCTGCCCACCAATCCTGAGTCGAGTCGTTAATATCCGAGATGCGAGCCCGTGAAGCGTCAGCCACTGCGCCTTGGTACATATAGACGTGCGTGTCTGCTTCAATCGGCGTGACGTTGAACAAATTCGCCCAGACTTGCTCGCCGGTCTTACTTGCGGCTGTCTGAGTTGCGGTATTCGCGTTGCACGTCAGTGTGCCAGAGGTCGAATCGAAATTGTTCGCGGCGGCTGACGAGTCGGGACGGATGACGAGGTAGTCCGTGCCGCCACCGGGAACGAGCACCTCTAGTAATGTGCCCGCATCGGCGTCTGCGTGCGTGATATCGAAGCCCACATCTGCCGCCACGATGGTGTTGGTCGAGTTCGTAACCGGCACCACGACAATGCCCGTGGCCGACCCCGGCGTGCGCGTCCAGCCGGAGGTTTTGATCGCGCCACCTGTCAGGTGCTGCACCGCTTCATACTGAATATAAGCAGGATTATTGTCGTTGGCGTCAATAATACCGACAGTGTACTCAGTCGGAGTCTCAGCGGACATGAATGTAGCGTCATCTCCGGTTGTACTCTGATCCTGAAGATTCATCAAAGCAGAATAGAGTTCGTTGACCGAGCGCGTACCCGTTGCGGTGCCGGTCCATTCGATGTGTTTCTGGCGATTTTCGTCAAGCCAGTAAATCGTAAAGTCGCCACCTAAGATTGTATCCGACATTTTTTACCTAAAGTGAAGGGTCTGCTGTTGTATCTTCGCGCATATTTCGTTTTACACTAACACCTGTGGATGCTTCAATTGTAGCAAACCCACTAAGGTTTACATACTTGGTCGCACCGGGGCTAGATTTTCTGTACCTATAATAAATATCTGCCGGAGTTGTGCCAGAGAAGGAGGTGGCAGCAATACCAGAAACATTTGTTGTGGTGTTAATTACTTCTGAATCATCTGACACAAGATATGCAGTAACACGAACACTTTGTATCGCTGCGTCATCTCCATCGACTGCCTCTAAAGACACGGACACGGAAACTTGAATATCAGTTGAGCCACCACCGCGATTGTAGAATGACAGAGTTCCTGTAGTGCCAACCGCAGAAATTGTTACAGTTCCTGTTGTTGATTGGTTGTTTAATACTTCATTGCCTACTGTGGTTGGACCAGCCGATGCGTTATACCCAGAGAATGTAAAGCCTGTCCAAGTATCAGTAAGGCCATTGGTTTCAATCTCAATAGCATGAGAATTGGTGGACCCCATAATAAATGTGGTGCCTTCCCAATCCGACGATGATGTCCAGAGCAACGAAGCCTCTGTCGCTATTGCGGTTGTGTCTCGAACAAAACCCCTGCGAACGATTGCCCCAGTGTCTGTAATCTGACTGCAAGTCTGCCAAGTGCAGTCGTCGTAGGAATTGCCAGAGCCTCCCAAGGCTACGTCGGTCCCAGTAAACCCCCTGAACGTGCAGGTGTTTGCCGTGATGTTCGTAGCCGAGGCAAGGTCCAACTCTTTGTCTGCGCTTGTCCCCGTGATGTCTCCGTTGTCCTCGCAAATCGTAATCAGTCGTGTCAGCGTGATCGCGTCTGTGTCAGCAGACGAAAGACCTTGCAGAGTTAAAGCAGAATCAACGTTAGTGTTGTCCTCGTAGATCGGCTCCTCGAATATGACGACTTCATCGACAGATGTGTGGCCCGTCGCATCTGGTGACATGATGAGCGGAGCCTTGCTGAAAATCACGCCGCCACGCTTGCTGATGATGCCATACTGCGATGTGACATCAAAGGTGTATAGCTCATCAAAAAGCTGGGTCGTGTTACCGGCGAGCGTTAGCCCTGTATTGGGGTAGGACAGAATCTCGTCCAGATACACGTTTGGATCGCCACCGGACGCAGCCGCAGCATTCAGGTAGATGCCGACGTACTGAATCGCTGTAAGTGTTGCTGCCGTCCCGCTGTTGCTTGTCTCGCTATTGGCTGTGTCAATCACCAACTCAACCCATCCACCGCTATACGTGTCCGATCCGCCAACGGTCCAATCGGAAATATTGCCGGAGGTATCTTCTAGTCGGATTCTGATACCGTCAGCAGCCAGTGTCGCGCCAATACCACCGTTAACAAGTACCCTGACAAGAATGACGGTATTGCTAAGGTCAGTTCCGGTAGCGTTTACCTCGAACCCAAAACCCTTAAAGCCTGTAAACTTTCTGGCGTATGACGAAGTAGAGCTTAGGAAAATAGCTGTAGACAAACCTCCACCCGGACCAGACTCATAGTTCTTGAACGTTCCTGTGCCCACTTGGGTGTGGACCGTAAGACCAGTTACCGAAATAGCCATTACTTATTTCTAGTCACAGAAATAATTTCTCCGTCACCAATAACCCCGGTAAGGCTGTGCTCTGTCGGGTCTAGTTGCAGTTCTGTGCATATAGATTGCATAAGATCCGCGACAGTCCAATCTTCGTCCTTTCGATCAATGAACCATATTACAGGTTTATACCAATACGGCACATCGTCTGGAAGATGTATAGTAACTTTCATAAGCTGACGGAGGGAATTGAACCCCCAACCTGTTGATTACAAATCAACTGCTCTGCCGATTGAGCTACGCCAGCAACCATACTACTTAAACCTGACGATATGTAATTGTCAGTGTCGCTGCACCAGTTGAGGGTACGCCCGTCTGAGTGACAGTAGCATATACAGTTACATCACTTGTGCCGACGTCAAGCAGGGCGACAGCCTGTGTGGCGTCTGGCGAAACCGTCGTGCGCCCCAAGGCTGCAGGGTTTGCGATGTCGCCGTATGCGTCAGGGTCAGCCAAAGTGCCGATCTCACCCACAGGTGATGTCGAGTTCCAGACCTCAGTAACAGTAAAATACTGTTCAATGATCTCAGCGTTCGCCGGAAGCACGATGGTTGTGGCAACCGCGCTGGTTGCGTCGGGTGTATCAGCAAAGCCAATTGTAGCTGACTGCGACAAAACAACATTACCCGTATTGGTACCTGCGCCTTCTCGCACAGTACCAACCTTCATCGGACCAGAAAAAGTAGTGGTCGCCATAATAATTTTTCCTTACGAGAGTTTTGTTCTAGCGTCTTCGTAAGCGTCTGCCGGGACAGTCGCTAGAACAGGATTACCCGGATAACAAAAATGGGGTGGAGATGGCATCGTCGCCACCCCCACCCCACTTGTGCTACACCACTCAGGCCCCCGGAGAACCCCAGATGCCGAGTGGGTCCGACACGCCGAAGCTGTAACGCTCACGGGCCTTGTACCGAACATTTCCGGTGTCGAAATCACCGTCCATGCTGGTCTCCATGCCCACTCGCGAGAAGTGCTTCATGCCGTTCGGAATGTCCGTCATCAGGAACCACGCATCCGGGTCTGTCAGATAGTGGTTCACAGCATGACCTTCCGGCACAACACCCATTACGCGAAGCGAATTGATGTCGTTGTCAGCCGTACCGGGACGAAGCTCAGTCATCAGGATGCGATGAGCAACGAACTGGAGGTCGGACGGAATAATCAGCTTGCGGGGCTTGCAAGCAATGAGCAGACCGCGCTCATCTGTCCACTTGCTGATCTGGATAACTGCGGCCTCAAGAGATGTTTCGTTGAGGTCCACCGAAACAGCAGGACGGTTAGAGTTTGTGCCACCGCTAACAAGCGGGTGTGCCGTGCTGAACATGGTCACACCATCGCCTGACTGATATGTGTCGAAGCCGTTGTTAAGCGGCTCCATCGCCTTAACCTGCTTGGTGTGTGCCATGGCCCGAGCAAGCGCCTTGGTGTACCGAGCGGAAAGCGAGTCGTACAGATTGTCCTCCATGGCCTCTTCCGTAATCGAAAAGCCCATAGCAATCGTTTCATGGTTGTACCGCGCCACGAACGATTCCTGAGCAGCGTCATACGAAATAGCAGCGCCCTCACCCTTAACGGGTGCGGCACCAAAGCCAGAGAGTTTTACTTCTTCCTCAAAGGAGCGATCCGAGCTTTCTGCCTCGTAGACCTGAGTATGCTCTTCGTCGTAACGAGCGTACTCCATGCCAAACAGGGCGTTGAGTCCCGGCAGAAGCTCCTTGAGAAGCTGTGCGCGTGAAATAGCCATTAGTCAATATCTCCTTATGCACCAGTGGCGTTGAGGTACTGGTGGTTCGACGTAGCGCCATCAGACGCAGCGTTGAACTTGACAATGACATCAGTAAAATCATCACCAATCGCACTATCAGGACCATCAACAAAGTCGATGATACGGAGAGGGAATGTATTAGTTGCGGCGGGGGCATTTGCAGTCCCGCTGTCTACCGCAACCTTGGACTTACCAATGGTTGTACTACCAGCAGTCTGAACTACCGCAGCGTTAAGGCCGCGTGTTGTCAGTGCAAGAGGCCCATCAGCCTGCATCTGCATAAGAACGTTCGGGTCGTCAAGGACAAAAGCCTTAGCGTCCGAAGCCACTGTTCCAGCAGGCCACTGTGTGCTGAATGTAAGCTGACCCGAACCCGGATCAGTGTACTGGCAACCAAGAAAAATGCCGCAAGTCGTCAGGGCAGCGTCACCCGTATCCTTTTCGACAGTTCCATCGGCAACCAGCTTAACGAAATCACCATTGAAAATGGCTGTCCCATACGCACTGGCAATCTCAAGGAGTCGTGTCTTGCTCGTAAACGAGCCCGACGCGCTTAGAGTTCCAATGGGACGAGCGCCATATGGTGCTGCTGTACTCGCCATAATTATTACCTATAGATCAGGTGACCATCAGTTTCCACCAAAGGTCACGTTCGTTTTCCTGTCAGGCGCGAAAACAGGCATCCGAGGATCGTTCTCGCGCATGAAGTTATTGTCTACTGCCTGCATCTGGTCTTCTGCGCGCTTCCGGTAATACTCTTCCCGCTCTTTAACGAACTCTTCTGGAGATTTGCACAGAAGTAGTCCGCCAACCTCAATGGCTCCCTTCTTCCCCCACTCAGATCCATGATCGCTCATAATCTGTAGCTCGGGATGATCTTCAGCCTTGACGGGTTCCCAGCCTTCCCTGAAACGCTTTGATGCGTTGGTGTTGTCAGGCTGCCCAACCATGGACGTTCTGACCCAACGAAAGACCCAACCATCCTGCGGAGCAGGATCTGGAAGCACTGATGCGGGCTCCCAGTTCTTGCTGCGACTATTTGTTTCGCGGGTGTCGAGTCCGCGTGGTTCCCTAGATGCGCGAGTAGCCATTAGGATGTTTCCTTTAGCAGTTGCGCCGCGTACTGCTGCGGCGTGAGACCCAATCTTTTCGCGAGACGTAACTGGGTCGCGGTTAGTGTGATTTTGCGTGGCGACCCCTTGGAACCTCGCTTGGCCGGGGCGACCACGGAACTAGCCTTTGTGCGAGGTTGTTCATCTGAAAATTGATCTGGGAATACTTGACGCATCCTAGAATCAATTAATTGATAGTACTCATCTGTGTCTGGGTCAACCCCATCAGATACAATCTTGTCATGCACACCATAAGCAAAGCTTGTCATCTCTGAATCAGACCCAAACCAATCGTTCTTTTCTTGCCACTCAATAGCTTTAGGGTCAGGCTCAGGAACTTGGGGGTATTGGTGTTGCACAGGTTCGGGCTGCGCTTGTGAGGCATTTTGCTTCCACTCGTCAATAACCTTGTTATATGCAAGATGGTGTTGTGAGTGAGCAATCTGTGCATCGGTTAGGTTTTTCTGAGCGGTTGCGATTTGCTCAGGATCACCTAATTCGTGTGCCGTCTTCAGCCTTTGTTCTGCAAAATTAACAGCAGCTTCGGTACCTGATTTGTTTTCTTTTGTTACTGCGCTCTGAGACATTTTAACCAGATCCATAAGTCTCTGGTTTTCTTGGTGCATTTGCTGGGTAGCCCTGACAGCTTCCTCACTAAGTCGCTCAGCCACCTCTTTTGCTCTGCGCTCTTCGTGATACTCCCTGCGAAGTTTCTTAATTCGCTTTTCAACCCTACTGGAAACACTCTTTATTTCGTCAGGATTATTTTCTGAATTAGAAATTTCTGCATCAGGCTCTTCACTAGGTGCTTCCGAAGCATCGCGGATTTCTTCGGGGACAGCCGCTGGCTTGGTATAAGGCTTATCCTCTTCTGGTGTATCATCTACAAATTCGATTTCTACATCATCACCAAGCTCGGGTGCTGGAGATGTTACGTCATTGGTGATACCGAAGAACGCCTCTTCTTTTGTAGACATTATTACGCCCTCTCAATGCCGCGAGGATCTTCAACAACCGCTTCTACGGTGTCGTCATTAATCAGACGAAACTCCTTCCCGTGAATCTTGATTCGTGTGCCACTAAAGGCCCGGAAGACAACAAAGTCACCCTGTTGGCAGTATGGGCCGTTTGGGAATCTGTCTTTGTCCCGATAGGCATCAGACCCCATCGACATAACCCACCCTACTACTGTGGCGATCTGCTCTTCCTGCTGGTGCTTGGCAGACTTGATAATGCCGCCATCGGTTTTTTCATCAACCTCCGGCAAGGCGATAAGCAGCTTGTAGCCTTTTGGCTCTGGAAGCTGTGAGGCTGTTCGTGGTGCCTCTGTGTCAACATCTACTGTTCCTGCTTCTGCCGTAGCAGTCATAACATCTCCTCTTTTTGCGCTACGTAATAGCGATGGATACAACGATGGACGCGCCCGGAATCGAACCGGGGTCCGCTCTGAACTTATTAAAGTTTTACAAAACGTCAAATCCCTTACGCGCCCTATTACTTCTCGCGCTTATTAAACAAATCAAACAACACTCTAACTTTTTCCTGTAGCACTTCAATAGAAGAGTGCATTTTGGCTAACACTACGACGAGTGTTATGAGACCCAAAAAAACAGGCCATACGGAAGAAACAACTTCATATACATTTTTTTCCATAGGCCATTATGCTCACACAGGATCTTTAAGTTTTTCTTCTAGGTCTATAATTTCTCTTTCTACCCAAGCCAGACCTTCGATCATTCCAACCATTTGCCTGTACTGCTCAATACTTGTGCAAGTACCCACTGCCATTGCGTCGGCAATTTCATTCATCTGGTTTCTGATAGAGGACTTGAGGTAAGTCAGATATTCCATCAATCCATGGCGTCGAGAGTAATCTTGGCTTCTTCTAGGTCAAGCTTTTGTTCTTGAGTTTCTTCGTCTAGCGCAAGACGTTCTTCTGCGATTTGGGTGTCGGCAGCATCTTTCTGCACCTTGGCTGCCAGCTTCTGCTGTTCAAGTTGCATTTTCTGTTGGTCGGCCATCTGCTTGCGCTGGACTTCGGCGGCCCGGATGTCGATTTCCTGTTGGCGCTGTTGGATGATCGGGTCCTGTTGCTGCTGCTGAATCCGCTCCATTTCCTGCTGCTGCTGCTTCTTGCCAAGCAATTGACTTGCAGCCTCTGACACCAAGGTGCTGAGTCTTTTTTCAATATCAGCAGGCAACGGCTCACCCATCGGTGGCAACGGTGCGCCAAGCTCTTCTTCGATCTGACTGCGGAACAAGAAGCCCAAGTGCTCACTAACGTGGGCGTCAAGTGCTGCCAGCTTTGCCCCGCCAAGCTGTGTGTTCTGAACTTCCTGACCAAACTGAGGATCATTCTTCAATGTCATATGGACATTCAAGTGGGCCTGATGGTCTTGCCACTCAAAAGATTTGACCGGCTTCATCGTGAGGATGTTTTGGTTTTCCGTAACAGGATCAACCGGAGTGCCTTCATCTTCAGACGGGACGATCTTGTCGGCGTTCGGTATACCAATCAACTCCATCATTTGGCGATGAAGCATGGGTAGGTCGTAAAGACCCGGAGCTTGTGCAGCAAGCTGTAGTGCAGCTTGGTACTGCATCAACCTCTGAGACATTGTTGCTGCGTTGGGGTCGGATACGGGGGATACATCTACGCGGTCGTCAAAGTCGGCAACCTTGATTTCAGCTTCTTCTTCTGTTTGGTACGGATACGCGGGGTACGTGTGGTCGCGAATAATTCTTGCAAGAATCTTAAATTCTTTTTTAAGGCTGGCGTGAATCCTTGCCTGAATCGCAGACTGCACCTTCATGGCCCGCTCAAGAATGGCAAGCGTTGTACCTACGGGCGCATCTTGCCGCATGTCATCAATCTTCAGGTCTGCCATAGAAGCAAATCTGCGACCTTCTTCTACGATAGTGCCTAAAAGCTGATACAGAACGGATGACGGCTCTTTGTAGGGAAGGAACGTAATGTTGTCCCGAATAACTCCACCCGGAACATCTACATCCCTAAACTCTCCGGGCATAATAGGTGTGTCGTCACCCTTGATTCTTAGCCCTCGTGTTTTTAAGCCACCGGGTAAGTTAGACAGGGTGCCAGCGTCTACGAGTTGACGGAGCAGGCTGGTAGCAGACTTTGCTAGTCCGCCGATCATGTGAATCAATCCAAGGTTGTAGAACCCGATTCCGGGCACATAACCATAATCAACAAAGTGTTCGACTTTCTTCCGGTTGGGATCAAGTTCGTCCCAGTTCCTGTAGATAGAAAGAATCTCAGAAGAGCCCTTGTCAATTGTAATTACATAAGGCAGTGCAATTCCGTCAGGGTCCTCAAATCCGGGAAGATCATAATCAACATGAATTTCAAGGAGTTGGTGGCGATCATCATCAGACCCTGAAAACGATACACCAGAAATTTCATCGTATTTGTCTTTGATTACGTCTGCCGCTGGCTCTGATGCAGTGAGTTCTACGTCACGATAAAAACCACTAACCTGTAGCTTCCTGATGTAATTAGAGCTTCGATTCATTACATGGGTATAACGCTCTGCATTTTCTAGCGAAGACTCGTCATACGAGATAACAAAATCTTCAGCCGGAACAAACATTGAGCACGGTCTGCCCAAGGTCGGATCGTAGTACACCTTCCTAAACGCAGCACCGGACAGCGGGAGACTAAACAACATCTTTTCCGTTTCTGCGCGGTACTCTGTCATTACTTCAAGCAATTGGTAGTTCATGTACTCCTGAACACGCTTTGCTTGGGAAATAGTTTCTGGTGTTGTCTGCCCCCATACTTTTGTTTTTACGGGACCTTTAGCAGGAAATATCTCCTGAATGGTTTGTGCCTGAAAACGGACAACCGCTTCGGACAACATTGGGTGGAATACACCGCATGCTCCCGGCCATGGCGTTGAGCGATCTTCCATTTCAAGTCCAAGAAGATCAAGCCCTTCTTTGTAGGATTTCTCCCAATCAGACCTACTAGACTTATCGTCCTTGAACATCTGCATCAACTTGGAGGCGCAATGCCCAAGCGTGCTGTCGTCAACGTACTCAGCAAGGTTCGCCGCAAACGGAATCTCACCAACCTCTTCTTGGCCCCCATCAAAATCAAATGTCATGCCCCCATCATCTTCTTCGATGATAAGGGCTTCCATCATATCCTCTTCTGGGAACTCAATGTCGGTGTTTTCTGCCATTAGAATATCTTCTGGGAAGATTTCTGTAAGGCTTTTATCTACGGCCATAGTAATTATCTACTTATATACTTAACGGGTGGTTCAGTTATGTAACCAAAGCCTTAAACGGCGTTTAGTCCTTGTCATACTTCTTACCGCATACCACACATCTCATCGCCCCAACCCCCGGATGTCAACGATAAACTCATGGTACCCATTATTGATCTTATCCTTAGCTGGGGCCGCAATAATGTCATCAATCCTCACCTCAACCGCGTCTGCTCTTCTACCTTCATAGGCAAAATCTCTTGCCATCCGCTCGGAAGTAAACAGCTGCGTCGGCTTGTTATCGTAAAGCGCCTCAATCTCTGGGTCCGTGTATCGGTAAAGGGTCACAGTCTCACCGAATCGGTCTTTAAGGGCAGTGCGTACCGGACCATAAGCCGTCTTCACATCCCGCAGAGTCCGAGTCGCAGTCTCGTCGCCTTCTCCCGCGGCCAAGACAAGCTTATCCATTTGCGAGGGTTCGCCCACGCGCATAAGCGCAACGTCCCCTGTCGCTTCCCGAGGGGCTTTTCTGGTGGACTCAGCCGCAGTACGCAGTAGATCGTTATCAATATCAATAAGTGAGTTAGGTGCAATCTCGGGTTCGGGTATCACCTTCCGTTGGTAGGAATAGTCATCCAGAAGCTCATCCAAGTTGGATCGAGGTGCATCGGTCACAAACCCGCCAACCGCATCATCATAAATGTCTACAAAATCAGGGTGGTCTGTGGTTTCAATCCACACCTTGCTCCCATTCGGGCGTGCCTTGATAGTCGCTCGACCAGATTCCAGTAATCCTTTTTCGAGCGCCGCCACCGTCGTAGGCCTCACCGTTTCTCTGGTGACAAATCGTGCCATAGGCCCTGTTAATGCAGCTTTTTTAGCTAATCCCCCTACAACTGGAAGTAAACCAAGAAGGCCTAATCCGGTTTGAGGAATGCTTCTGTTACGAAGCCCAATGGTGGTTTCCGCCAAGCCTACGGGTATTGATGCTTGAGGGGCAAGGGAAAGTGCGATTCCTTCTTTGCTACCAAGAAAGTCTTCTACGCGATCAAAGATATTTCTTTCGCTCTCAACCTTCCGAGGAGTTGAGGCTGCTATGCGACGAATATCTCGCATGCGGCTGCGCTCAAGTCGCTCTAGGAAATCTCTTTCAGTAGTAGCCATTAGTAATACGCTGCCTTTCGGTGACGGAAAAACTCCTCTTCTTTTTCGTCAGTGTTTAAGGAAATGAATCCACCCTGTCTAAACCTTAGCAATGCTTGAGTGCTTGCATCGACTAGATCATCGTGGTCTCCAGCAGGAAAAGCAGCAAACTGTTCAATAACTTCTTCTGCCCATCTCTTCTTGGGTGCCCACACAAGTCCTGATGAAAATAAGTCGGATACTGCATTTACGCGAGCAATCTTATCTCTACCCCTGCTCGGTGTGTACTCACTGACAGGGATTCCCATTCTGCGAAGCTCAAATATCAAGGGTGAACCACTTGCTTTTGCTTCTACGATAAAAGCATCCGGGTCAAATTCTTTGTACATATCGTATGCCCGCACCTTCAAGTCAGGAAACTCTAATCTTTCTTGTAGGGCATCTAGTAATATAATATTCGAGTTACCGTTGTCATCATAGAACACTCCCCATGTGGTGCATGCGCTAAAGTCTGCTGTTTCTTTTGCAAGAAACGCGGTATCCCACGACTGGATAACAAACTCACAGGGTGGGGGGTTTCTTCCCGGCCACTCGCGCCACCACTCCCGCTTTACAATTGCACCTTCTTCTGATGTTGGGTCCTGCTGGTACTGAGCGTTCCACTTAGACAGAGGTAGTTCTGCCTTCAATGCCTCTAGCTGGTTGATAGGCCAGAATCCCGGCCAAAGTGGAGAGCCGCTAGGTAGGATCGCAGGAAGCTCAATCACTTCCCACTCATCGGACCCACCACGCTCTACAGACGATTTAATAATCTGCCCAGTAAGATCGCGTTTAGACCACCGGGTCATCACGATACAAATGGCACCTCCGGGCTGGAGCCTCTGCCTAGGCCCGGATGTGTACCACTCGTAGGTTTTGTCGTAGATAGACGGATCGTTCATCGCCGCCTCCTGCTCGGAGTGCGGGTCATCAATAACCAGAACGTCTGCGCCCTTACCTGTTACGGCACCACCAACACCAATAGCGAAGTACTCACCATTCTTGTTAGTGCTCCAACGACCAGCAGCTTTTGAGTCGGAGGAAAGTGAGACATCCTTGAAAACGTCTTGGTAGTCTTCGGAGTTCACAAGGTTACGCACCTTACGCCCGAACCCGACCGCGAGTTCTGCCGTGTGTGCGGTCTGAATTACTTTCTTGTCAGGGAATTTGCCAAGGAACCACGCCGGAAACAGATGTGAGGCAAACTCAGACTTGGTATGCCGTGGTGGCATATTGATAATAAGTCTTTTTAACGACCCATCGGCAATTCTATTAAGGGCGTTTGACATCACCTTGTGATGGTCACCCTCAATAAACGCAGGCCATACCACTTTTACAAACGACAAGAAGTCCGACTGAGCTGCAACCCTGTCCTTGGCCTTGTTCAACTCTTCGACTAAGGAGAGAAGCTCTGCCTTTTCCTTGTCGGGCAGAGACTTGATCTTATTTAGAAGGCTCTGTTCCATTGCCAGTCTCGAACCACTTCAGGATGTCGTCGGCAGCATGCCTGTATGGAGAGGCGTCATCGTACCTCTCTTCCAGTGAAAGCAACTGAGCCTTCATCAACAGCCTTGCATGCTTTTTGAGCAAGTCCGCTTGGCTATGGCTGGAAAGGTACTTTGTTAATTTTGCACCAGAAGGCCACTTCAGGATCTCCCGTGCGCTGTTGTTCGGCATGGTCAATGACAACCCTTGAAAAATCAAGCCACATCCTGCTACAACGATTATAACCAAGTCCGGCTAAATAATCTTCTAGGATGTTCTCCGCAGTGGGGCCTGTATACCGAACCTTGCCCGGTCCATGAGGTTCGTAGAGATGGCGGATGGAGGATCTAGTACCCCTCTGAGACGCTGTAGAGGCCATGTAAGCCCCAACAGCCTTCCAGATGACCTCAACTGCCTCCGAGACAACGATTGGCTTTAGATCGCCTTCAGAAGTCAAGGTTATAGGACGGGTCTGTCCAGCCCTCGACATCCAGCCACTCTTTGTGGTACGAGGCTGCGGTGTCCAAGTGGGAGGCACTCCCCAATCCTGCGAAAAAAGTCTTAATACCCTTTGCATGCTGCTCTATATGGCACATTCGGCAAAGTGGCACAAGGTGATCGCTGGTACCACCAGCCCCACGAGACTTCATATGGGCAGGATCACTGGGTGGGTAGGCATTACAAGCATGACAAGGCAAGGATCTGATCCAACTGGCCTTCAAACCAAACTGTC